ACAAAAATAGCTCCCCTCACAAGACCTGTCCTGAATGTTCAGCAGAAGTGCCTCTTGCATCGTTAGAGTGTCCGCTTTGTGAGTACAGTTTTCAAAACAAACGCATCCAAACTATGGGTAAAGAAATTGTAGTTGATTTTAAAATGCGTGAGGTTGATCTATTAAAACAATCACCATTTTTATGGGTAGATCTATTCGGCCAGGATGACACATTTATGGCTACAGGCTTCGATTGTTTTGCCATGATGTTACAGCTAAATCCTAAAACATGGTGTGCAGTAGGTCGAGTAGAAGGGCGCCAAGCATTTAAATTATTCGCGGGCGAAAGATTACACGCATTAGCAGTGGCAAATGATTTCATGTGTAAGCACGAGCATAGTGACTCAGCTAAAAAAACTCGGTCTTGGTTAAAGCAACGACCAACTGACAAGCAACATAAAATTTTAAATAACAAATATTTATTTGACTACTCAATGACTAAGTATCGAGCAACAGCTTTGATCAAGTGGAAGTTTTACGGCTCTCTCATAAGAGATATTGCACTATTAGAGGGTCGCAGGGTTGCATGATCGAAAAGAAAAAAGCAAGAGGCGTACATATACCTTGGAAAGTAAAACAAAAGGTATTGGAAGAGAAAGTGAATCTATTGGATTCAAGGTTCAGACAATCTTTAATCACGTTCCAAATGGTTATTCATTCGGTCATTGAACGTAATAAAGATTCAGAATTGAAACCAATTCTTGAAGCTGCATTAGATGATAAAATTTATCGTTCTGATGCTTTGGTAAGGAAGATGATTAAAGACAAGACAGTGGTTGGCGAGTGTAACTTATGTTCAATCAATTGTTATGGCACTGAAGCCATGCCAAGAAAAATGTCTTTCCCATGTGGTTTGGTTAAGTGTCCATATGAAGAAAGTAAAAAGACACAACCAATAAAAGAAGCAGACGCATTAGAAACATTATTACAAGTAAAGAGAGATTATTATGACTGACGATATGGTGAATCATCCACCGCACTACAAACAAGGCGAAATAGAATGCAAAGATTCAATTAAATCAATGCTCGGTAACGAAGGCTACTTAAATTACTGCCGTGGGCAAGTACAAAAATATACTTGGAGAGCGCCTCACAAAGGTAAGCCGATTGAAGATTATAAGAAAGCACAATTTTATCTCCAAGAAATAATAAATTTATTACAAGGAATTAATTAACCATGACGAAAGGAAACAAAATGATCAAAATAACTTTAGAGGAATACAACACATTGAAGAACGAGAACTCAATGTTAAGACGACAAATCGTTGAAGAGACTAAGGCACGTTATGTGACTTACAGTCGTATGCAGTATTACATTGAAAATCAATCAATCGTACTACGCAAAATTGGTCGTTGGTTTAAGGGTTTCTATTCATGAAATTTAACACGAACTATTCCCCAACCCCTGGTGAACTTTTTAATAAGAAAGTTGCACTAGCCTTAGACACAGGGATAGAAGCTAAAAATAAGAAGCAGACAAGGCGTAAATACTTAGGCCCATCAGCTATTGGGCGTGATTGTCAACGTGAGGTGCAGTACGGCTACATGGGTCAGCCCAAAGATTTTGATTTCCAAGGTAAGACTTTAAGAATTTTTGATTTTGGTCACAAGTCAGAGGAACTTATGGTGGATTGGATGCGCACCGGTGGCATTATTTTACAAGATGTTAATCCAAAGACAGGTAAGCAATGGGAGTTCACTCTTAATGTTGGTAAAGAAGGTAAAGTATCTGGTCACTGTGACGGCATTATCAAAGGCATTGAAGATTGGGTACAAGACCGAGACACCATAGAGCAATACATGCATGGGTTTCCATGTTTATGGGAAGCCAAGTCAATGAAAAATTCCAAGTTCAATGAGTTTAAGAAAAAAGGCGTGAAGCAAAGTAACTTTGGTTACTATGTACAAGTGCAGCTCTACATGGCCTTCATGAAATTAACTGACAATCTATGTTGGTTTACTGTCGTCAATAAAGATACGGCTGAAGTTTGGCATGAGTTTGTTGGTTATGACGCTGAAGTCGCTCAACAATATTCTGATCGAGCCTTTGAAATTATTACTGCCACTGAACGTGGCGAACTATTACCCAGAAGTTTTAATGATCCGTCTTACTTTCAATGTAAGTGGTGTGACTATCGTAAAACTTGTTGGGGTGAACGAGCAATTTAACAACCAAAGAAAGAAAACCAATGCAAACAACACTTCAAGAACCTTGGCGCAGACATGGTGTAACTGTCAAATGCCTACATGAGACAGGTAAATATTATATTAACGCACAGTACCGACCTATGCCTGATGGCAGATTAATGTCGGTTAAAATCTTCCATAAATACCAAGAAGATATCAATAACAAAGGTTCTTATGTTGCAGTCTTTTCATCTTATTTAACTGAGATGATACAAAAATTTCAAGATCCAACGGCAGGGTTAAGAGAGATTGCAGAGAGAGAACTAAGAAGAACTGACGGCACCGCTATGACTATTGTTGGTCACGTTGCTGATCATTTATTAACTGATTATTATTTGGAGAAACCATTATGAAAAAAGTAGATGCAGCTGAGAAAACTTTAGAGAAAGTATTCGCAGCTATGAATAAACATGTACAACCACTGATCGATAAACATGTAGATAAGTGTACCAATGACGCTGAATTATTGCGTGATCAATTACAGATCTTGGGTAACTTTCATTCAGGAGTAGTAAAACAAATTTTAGATATTTTTGATAAATATGAAGATAGTTTTCAAGGCAACAGTGACGCAGCTTTCAATGAATTTATAGATGGCAACATTGCATTAGCAGTTTTACCAACACCAAAAAAAGATAAGGGCAACTAAAAACATGGTGCCAGAGGATGAATACGGTTGGTAATGCAAGGTTTTAGAAGAGATTTTAGTCAACCTACTAAGATAGATACTGACGCAATCAAGTTGTACTTGGAAACTTTGTACGGCTATTGCGAAGGATTTATTCCAATTCGTATGTTTATGGAGAAGGGAGTTAGTGGCACGGCTCACTACCAACAATTACATTGGATCCCCACTACTAATTTAGAAGTTATGCACGAACAATTGCGACCACTAGTTGAGCGTGGGCGTAACTTTAAAATGGGAGTCTATGTTATCCCTGGTACGGTAGCTGCAAGGGATCAAGCTAAAGCTACTGATATTATTAACTATCCATGTTTTGTCGTTGATATTGATAGCGGTGATATCGAAGCCTCAAAAAATTATATTATCGCCCAACTCGGTCAACCAAGTTTAGAAATATATTCTGGTGGAAAAACGGAAGACAATATTTACAAGCGACATTTATATTGGAAGTTAACAGAACCTGCGAGAGGTGCAGATATCACTCGTATAACTTCAGCCCAAAAATTAGCAGCTCAAAAGATTGCAGCGGATCCTAGTTTTGGATCAGCCCACCAACCCATTCGTCTTCCCGGAAGTGTACATCAAAAAAATAATAAAGCGTCACAAGTGCGTATCGCTAATCATTCAACAGTTGAATACGAGCTGGAAGAATTAATTGATAGCGTTAACAACATGGCAATCATGCCAGGGATACAAGTTAATGAAAAAACTTTAGGTGATAAAAAAACTCCGATGCAAGATTTTTATACTGAGCAAGTATACGAAGGTGCAGAAGCAGGCGAAACTAGATTTGAAGCTATGGGTCGAGCGATTGGGTGGAGTTTAACTCGACACTTCGAAGGTCATTGGACATTAAAAGAAGCATGGGATGATGTAGTTGGTTACAACCAAACCAAAGTCAATCCACCATGGGAATTAGAACGAGTTAAAAAAGATTTTGATCGTATTTTTCAAATTCATTACGACAAGCATGGAGCGCCTAAAGTTAAAAAAGAGCAAGTTGCATTAGACGGTGACGATTGGGCGGATATTGTGGATGACGATACTCCACTCCCACCAGAAATCATTGAAGGATTGTTGCGTGAGGGTGAGTTTATGGTTATCGCTGGGCCACCGAAATCGCAAAAATCATTACTCATGCAAGAAATGGCATATTGTATCGGCACTGGAAATAAATTACTCAACCGTTTTGATGTACCAATACCGCAACAAGTGGTAGTCGTTCAAGCAGAGATGTCAAAAGCCCAGCTCTCAGCAAGATTAAGAGCCGTGAAAGTCAACCCGGCCGAGAAAGCATTGTTGAAACGCAATGTTAAATTCACTTATCGATTTACTAAAGTGTTAGATGACGAAGGTTCTAAGGATGTTAAAGATTGGGTCGATCGAAGCTGCGGTAATGATTTACCCCAAGTCATTATCTTTGATCCATTATCTAATATCTTCGCGGGTGACGATGAGAATTCTAACGTGGAGATCATGAAGTTTATTCGAGATCGGCTTTGGGTCTTACGAGATCAAATTAATCCTAAAGCTGCTATCATTCTTATTCATCACTCGAACAAAGTTAATCGAAATCAGATGATGGAGAACCCATTCCTCGCAATTCGTGGGGCTTCAGCTATCCAAGGGTCGTATGATGTGGGCTTATTTATCACGAAAACGAGCGAAGATACGCAAGATCGTAGACTATTTTTCCAAACACGAGCAGTTATGGAGCCAAAACCAATGACTGTTTTCTATAATGACGGTCATATGTGTGATCGTGGTGACGCATTTGATCGAGATTCTGGTGTAAATATCACGGATGACATGAGTATGGATCGATTTAATCAAGTCAATAAGTGCCTAGGGTTGCTATTTCGAGAAGCAAGTAAGGGTAAATATTACAATAAAAATCAATTTGCGTTGAAATTTTCAGACAAATATCGTCTGGGTGGAGCGTCTACTATCAAGCGAAATCTGTCAACCTTACTGACCCAAGGGTGGATTATGTTGTTTGACGGAGAGCAAGTTGGTGAGAAAATTATCAAAGGCGGTAAGTTTCTATGTATCAAAGATATGCCTGTTT